CTGCCCATCCCAAGTTATCACTATATCTAAGTAGACTTACTCCTGCTCCTCCACCATTTTCATAATACCAAAAATCTAAAGTCTTAGAAACTCCAGCAGTAGTCTGAACATCAGCAGTAGATCCTCCTCCACCCTTATCAAACCAGTCATTAATAACTAGTTCTCCATCAAGATATAGTCTAGTACCATCATCTGCTGATGCTGTGATGTACTGTGTTCCAGTATATTGTGGTGTCCAAAGTCCTTGCCACCTTACTTGAAAATCTTCTGTAACAGTTGTAGTTGTTTGAGTAGTTGCAGATACATTGTCAACACCATAGTAATCCCAGTTTGCTGGAATATTTATTGTTGCAATAGTTTTTCCTGCAGGTGCTGTAATTACTTCTTGATGCACATAGTTAGGGTATGTTTCGCTGACATTATGCTGAATACTAAAGTTGCTTGTAGTTCCATCTGTATATGTAACTACGGCATCATGGTCACCATTTTTAGCAAATACCTGAAAACTTGCAGAGGTTGTGTTTGATGGCATAGTTATAAGAGTGTCAGCAGTTGATCCTCTCAGGGTAAGGGAAGGGTCTTGTCCAGGACCAGGGAATCCGATTGATCCAATGTAAACCTGATTATTGTTTGTAGTTGAAACTGGTGTTCCATTTACTGTAATACCTATTGAAGTGTTGAGTGTATTATTATTAAAAGTTTCAGTAATTGTTGTTGTTCCACCATTGACTGTTGGACCACTACTACCCCATTGTTCATTAATACCATTTGTATCTGTTCCAGTGTAAACTAAATTTCCACCCATTGCAGGAGAGGCATTTGTTCCTGGGTTATGATAAACAGTCATTGTCAAACCAGGACTAGTGTTTGCATTTACTACTGCAGTAGCAGAGTCTACTAAGCCTATATTTGTTCCAACTACTACTGTTTGTGAGTCTACTGCGATCTGAGCAATTTCAACATTTTCTTCAGCCTCAGCAACTAAAACGGTAGCAGAATCAACTTGAGCCACAGCCACAGTAGCACTATCTACTACTGATTGAGCCTGTAGTATAGAGTCCTGAGCCTGTGTGATAGTGGCTGTAATGGTCTCTGTAGGGCTTGTAATGGCTGTTGCTTGGGTCTCTATAAGTGCCGTTGCACTTTCAGCCTGAGTGATTGCAGTCTGTGCTGCCTCTATAATGACTGTTGAATTTGGTGTTATTACTACCGTAGATGTGTCAGAATATGAAACTTGAACAGTTACCTCATCTGCATGAGCATAGTCTGCTGGAAAAAAAATAAGCCAAATCCCCACCAAAAAAGCTACTACCCCACTTTTTATGAGGAGTTTTTTAATAGAGGGCCACATCCTTTCCGATGTTTAATAGCCCTATTATATCATTTTATAGGCACAAAAAAGGGAGCCAGTTGCCTGACTCCCCTAATTGTTGGATTATTTATGCACGAACCTTCTTCTGGATCTTTACGACCAGTGAAGTAAGTGATGTCAACTGCTTCTTAAGTGAAGCAATCAACGATGCAACTTGTGTAGACAATGCTGCTACAGCATCTACTGCTGCCTTAGCTTGTGCTGTTGCTGCTTCTGCTGCCTTAGTTGCTGACTCTGCTGCAAGAACTGCTGCATCTGCTGCCTTTGCTGCTTCCTTTGCTGCTTCTGAAGCCTTGTTTGTAACCTTTGCTGTTGCAGATACTTCTACCTGACCAGCAGTTGGAAGAGATGATCCACCCTTTGCAGTTACCTTAACCTCAGTCTCAGTCAATGGCATGAATACCTTGAATGTCTTAACTGTTGATGTATCTGTTGTTACAGAGACTCCAGTTAGAACATCTGATCCTGAACCAAATGCATATGATGAAGTGATTCCACCTGTAGCAAATAGGTTAGCATGTGTCTTTGCAGACAATGGGAGACCTGCTGCATCTACTGGTGTTACAGTAATTGTTGCTGCCTCACCTGGAAGATACTCAGCCTTATCAAATTCAATCTTGACTGCTGCAAGTGCAGACTCTACACGAACTGGTACTGCAATTGCTGAGATAGTTCCAGACTTAACTGTAACTGCTACTCCACCTGCTGCTACACCTGTAAGTGTAAATAGGGCTTCTCCGTTAACAATAGTTGCTGCTGTACCTGAGTCAGATACGATTGATGTATTGCTTGAGAAAGCATTTAGCGTTCCTGCTCCTACTGTTACGCCTGATGCATCGTATGCAACTGCCTTAACTGTTGAAACATTTGCACCTGTTGCGATAACAGTCTTAACTGTAGTTGCAACGATTGAGGCGATATCGCCGTAGAAGGTTACCTTCTCTGTTGCAATAACTGTGCCTGTAAGAGTTGTAAGAGTAATTGTTCCAACTCCTGCTGTGCCGTCAGCAAAAACACCAATGTGGCTTCCTGAAGGAATTACCAGTGAGCGACCCTGTGCAGAGATAGTCGTAGCATTTGAACCATGACCAATCAAACCTGAACCTGAAACTGTTGCAAGAATTGACTCTGTTGCATTTCCGCCTGCTGCATTCTTAGGTGTAACAACAATTACTGCTGCTGCATCTGTAGAAGTAGCCTTTGGAGCAAACACAGAATCATCTGCTGTTGCTGTAGTAACTTCACCACGATTAAGAATTGAAGTTGTTGTTGCTGCAGAAGGTGTAATATCTGCTGCCTTAACTGTTACTGTCCATGCAACTGATGGACCTGTTGCTGGGCGAGTTGTTAGAATACGTGCTTCATATGTACCAGCAACTGATGGGGCAACCAATGAAACTGTAAACTTTGCAGTTACATATCCTGGTGTACCAACTGTTGAATTAACATCTGCTGAAAGTCCACCTGCTGCAATTGCAACTGTAGATGTTGTTGTTTCAAGCAATGAAAGTGTTGCTGACTTGTTTGAGCCTGATGGCTGTGCAAAAATAGCAGATAGCACAGTAGCTGTGTCTGCTGCTGTTTCTGAAATAAATGACAATGTAACTACTGCTGTAGCAGTCTCACCAGCAGTGATTGCATCTGTAGCAGAGTCAATCGTTAGCGTTGGTGCGATTACAGCAGCACTTGTCGGAAGTGCTGACATAACGCCAAAGGACATTGCTGCAGCGAGTCCTAGGGCAATTTTCTTAAATGAATTCATCTTTCTCCTTGTTAGTTATATTATGTTTAAATTATCAAGAAAATCCTGAATTTCTTCTGGAATCTTCTTGTTGTCTAATTCTATCATAGACCTTTGCTTATCTGCAAGTCTAGAGGAAGTAGACCATGTGTGGACATCAATCTCAAGATTGTTATCCTTTTGTGTATGTGATATTGCTCCAAAAACGGCTCCGCATACTGCGTCTGCCAAGTCTTTAGATTTCTTTCTAGGGTGATCTACACGATTACCCTTCATGATTTTTAGCTCTGACATTTCTTCCAGAAGTAAAGGAATCATGGGCATAGCAACACGCTCTTCATAGATCATCATTGCTAAATCTTCATAATGTTTTTTTGCAACAGAAACAGTATCAGTTTTAATACCTACAGCCTTTAGTTCTTGCTGAATATCAAATGACTGCCAACGGTCAAATGAAACCATTCCTATATTAAACCCTTGTCTACGTAAATTCTGAATCCACTGCTTAACTTCTGATAAATTTACTGGTCCTTCTGCTCGTGGCTCCCACCAAGCAACTGCATCAACTATGACTATTGGAGCAACCTGTTCATAATCTTTTATAACCTGAATATTAACCCATTTATCAACATGTGCAATTGCTACTGCACACTTGTCATGCTTTTGTGCAAGGTCAGCATGGATATAATATGTCTTGTCTGGATCTGGTGTAAATGATTCTTCAAATCTTCTAAAGTTGTCTACAGGATTTCTTAAAGTCATACATTTTTCTAACTTATCTTTTTGTTTAAAAAATGCATCTGATGAATAAGTTGGCATACACGCAAAACGCATCATTGCATCTGCAAGGTCTGTATAGAATGCAATCTTAAAATCATCAATCTTTCGTGTAGGGTTTACTTCCCACGTAGGCTTCTTAAATGCTAATACCTTTGGTATCTTATAAGAGATAATTGTATCTTCATCCCAAGATATATCAAACTGGTTTCCTGGATCATCGTGAGGCAGGTCCTCATTTATTATAAAGGTATATGTCTTTTCAACAGTTTCTTTTTCAGCAATAACAGCTTCATATCGTTGAGAAATAAAGTCACCTTGATAACGAGGGAATGAAAGCAAAACAACCTTACCAAGGTCTGGGAAACGAGAATCTACGGTACCACGGAATGCTTTATAGATATTGTCTGCAGTCTTGCCCTGCTCATTTCCAGTACCAACCTCACTAGCAAAACCAGAAATTTCATCAAGCACTGCCATAAACAAGTTTAAACCCTCATGTGATTCACGCTCTGAGTGACCAGAATAAACAGTTACAGATTTATCAAAATCAATTGAGTCTGCTTTAGCATTAAACTTTCCAGCAAACCATGGTGATCGTTCAATCTTAGATTTAAAACCTTTAAAGAAAACATTCTTAGCCTGCTGTGCGTTAATAGCAACGTTAATAATATCAATAGCATCTCCTGCAGGCTTGCCATAGTAGACTGCTGGATCCTTTAGACATAGCAACTTATACACTGTATATGCACAGGCTACTGTAGATACAAAGTCCTTACCGCTACCCTTGCCAAGTTGCAGAATAATCTCGTTCTTTGTATATTTATTATAGTATTTTGTACCTTCAGCAGACCCGTAAAGTTCTTCAAGATCTTCTTTACGATAGATCTGGCTCATTGCTTCAACAATGTCATATTGAATTTCAGACAGCTTTGGCTGTCCTAAATATTCTGGAGACTCAACAAATGTTTTTGCGTCAACAGGCTTTTCAATAAAATGATTTTCTTTAAGTACTTCAAAGAAATCATTGAACATCGTGGACAACTGTGATCACTTCTCCTTCTTTTGCAACAGCTGAAAGGCGTTGCATAATAATATCACGAACCTCTGGATGGGAAGATGCAATATCTCTTAGGATACCAACAAGAACTTCTTGTCTACGCTCAATCTCAACCATCTCTTCTGCAAGCTCTTTGTTCTCAAGAAGCCCAGCCTTTTGTAGCATATCAATACGCTTAGACTCAATATCCATAACAAGTTTAATTGCAGCAGTCTTTGCACTAAGATTGTTAGTCATTGATGCTTCATCTATAACTTCATAAGATTTTGTAATCAACTTGCTATAGTGAGTATCAGCACCAACCAAGGCTTCTTTGGCACGAGCACGGATTGCTGCATTATCAGATGCCATGGCTTTCCACTCATTGATAAGTGTAACAACACGAGTGCGTGGAATATCTAACTCTTTTGAAATTACTGTTGGGTCATTACCCTTGAGATATTCACTTACAACGGTATTAACTTGATCAAGGTGTTTGACTAGATCTTCTTCAGTTGACATACTTACCTTCTAGTCTATTAATTTCATCTTTAATATAAAAGATTGCCTTCTCTAAATCCTGAATTGTCTTTGCTTCATCTTTAAGTCCAGCTCTCCACAGATACTTAAAAGCATTTCCAATATTGAAATTACGATGACGAGTAATCTGAATACATTCAACACCAGAAGGATCTGATGTGTAGTGCATAGGATGGTTAACTTGGTCAACCGTAATGTTTAGATTATTACTCATCTTCTTCCCATTCAAAAGCTTCTGGCAAACCTTTTAGTGCTGTTATAACATAGGTCAGTCCTACTGCACCTGCAACACTTAAACCAATAATAATCTTTTGTACTTTATTCATCGTCTTGACTTCCTTAGTCCGAATTTTGCAAGGTATACATAGATTGTTTCTACGCTTGCCCCACATTCTTTAGCAATATCTTCTGGAGACTTTTTATCAATAACAAACCTCTTGCGAAGCCAAATCTCACTTGTATATAGTTTACCAGCCATAATGTTATTTGTCAACCCCTATCGCTTTACCCCAATTACTAAGAGCCCAATGCCCAATGCCACAGGCATCTGCAACATCGTTATCAGTAATAGTTCTATCATAAATAGTATTTATAAACTTAATTGTTCTTTCTTTTCTAAGGTTTCTTTCATATGACTTATACCAAGATATTGATTTGCCAGGATTTTGTGAACGGATATATAGTTGCTCATCTTTAGATATCTTCTTGTTACCAATAAAATTTTGCCAGGTAATAGGTGATACTTTGCCAACAGTTGTGATACCACACATAGCAGCAGCACCTAATAGGGCTCCTTGAACAAGAGCAAGATCAGCAGCAGTCTTAGGACTATTCATAAATACTGTGTGTTCAATAACAATGGCATCTGCCTTCATTACCGTTTCAAAATATGCTTTAGTTTTCTTAGCTGCATCCCCAACTTTTTCGTAAATATCTTTACCTTCAAAGTTTATCTTGCCAACTTCTTTTAACTCTTCACCCGCAAATACAGCAAAGGCAAGACTATTAGTACTAGCATCAATAGCACAAATTCTTTCTGGTTTAGTTGTCTTGTTCATAATCAATAAACCCCTTTATTTGCTTTAACATCTTGTCTACTTCTTTTTTATTAATGTTACAATTTTTACAAAATCCAGACTCATTATAGATAGACAACTGTAGTCCACATCCACCAATACATAATCTTTTTTTACCTATTCGTTTTTGTGTACGAGTAAGATTATATCTTTCTGCAATTTTTTGTTTTGTTGCTGCATCTCTACAAGCTTCTCCACAGTAAATTTGATAATTTACTTTTGGAATAAATAGAGTTTCACATCTGTCACATGGTTTCACTTAGCCCCTCCAGGGACTTAATTTTAATCACTCCAGCGCCAGCATCAGCACATGCTTGCTGAATAGGACAAGTCTTACATATTTTTGAGTTAGAGCGATAATTTTTTGTAGGCAATGTCTTTGCTACCCAAGCAGAACGAACATCACGCATCCACTGAAATGCTGCATCAATCCATTGACGATAATTATCATCTACTTCAACTGGAAGAACAAGCAGTTCGTGATTGTTTTTATTTTCATAAATCAATACACCCTTCTTCTTGCCAAGTATTTTCATATAAATAAGCAATTGAATTAAGTGACCAGTCTTTGGCTTCATAGAGTTCTTACGATACTCAAAACCTTCATTGAGCATTGTTTTGATTTCTCCAACTATTTCTTCGCCTTCCCATTCAATCATTGCATCGCCATATCCAAAGATTGGTGGATCATCATGTCTAATCTTAAACTCTGTTGTTGGCTGGTTATCATCATCACGATAAATCTTTGCCAAACCAGAATTCATCATTGCCTCTTGAATTCTTCCATGAGACAAAGTTCCAGCAGTCATATTAGCTGCACCATAAGCATCAGCATTATCTTCAAATGTAGCACCCTCAAAAGCAAGATACCAATATCTTGGACACTCTCCATGGCTATAGGAAATTGTTGATGGAGCAAAGGTCTTCTTAGTCTGAAACTTTGGACCACGATTAATCACATATCCAGACTTAATCTTTTCAATCATAGCCTGTCCATCTAGAAAACTTTGCTTATTAGCCATACTTTTTATCATAACACTCTGTAGTAAATTTTTAGTCATTTTTTATCCTTTGTTTTATATAAGTATAGCAGGTTAACGCATTATGTATTTAAGTGCTGATACCAAGTTATTAATAGATTCTGCTGCTGTATAGTAAATATTTTTCTTTGCACGATCATTTTTGTCTACATTTGCCATCCAGGTAGCCTTTAAAGCCATCTTTGCTGCAATTGCCTGTAATCTTACAATCTCAATACTGGCTACCTGAGTAGGGATATCTGGCTTAATTATGACCTTTGCAATAAATGTTAGGGCAGTAGTAAGTTCTTCATCCTGCATATAGTCTGCAATTTCTGTTAAACCATTCACCATATCTAGTGTTGTTTGCTGTGGTCCTGTTTCAGTCATTTTGTTCCCCCTCTGTTAGTTGCTCTAATAGTTCTACTTCAATTACTGCTAATCTTACTTTAGCATTACCCTCGCCTAAAACAATAAAGATTGCTGGATCATTATGATTTTTTATAGCATCTGTAACAGCTTTAGCCCATATATCTTTATTTATGGTTATGCCTTTGGGATACTCTTTAAAGTCAACCGTAAAGTTTCTCCAAGTAGCATCACCTTTATGTGTTCCTCTTCCAGAGTTTTTATGCTGCTTAGCACCAATCCTCTTTGACTCACTTCTTTCGCTCATAATCCTTCTTTGTAAAAATTAATGGAACCCTTGATATGTGCTTGTTCGTACACATCCAGGTTAATTCCGCAGTTTCAAGCCATAAACGTAAAGATTTTACTTCTTGTTTGCAAGTTTGACAGTGAAACTCACCATTAAAAACTTTAAACTTTTCGTTATACATTCATCAACTTATTCTTTAAAGATTCCTGTAGATCAAGATCTTCTTTAACACGATTGATAAAACCTTCACGTCCTTGTACCTTAGTTCCATCTTCAAGTTTATACCAGGCTCCTGTACGTTCTACAAGTCCAGCTAACTCTGCAGTGTCAACAAGATCACCAATTGTATCAATGCCAACCTCGTCACCTCTGAAATAAAAATCATATTCTCCAGATTGGAAACCAGCAGATGTTTTAGAGAATTGTAATTCCCACTTAATCTTGCGACCAATCTTTTCTTCAATAAGTTTATCTCCTACCTGAATCTTTCCCTTAATCGCTTGGTTATCTGACTCAGAGGAAAATAACTTAATAACAGTTGAGGAATAAAACTTAGTAGCCTGACCACCAGAAGGCTGCTGACTAGTATACATAGCACTGATATTGTTACGAGACTGAGAAATAAGAACAAGCAAAGTTGGCTTAACTTTATTGTTTGCGTAGTTAAGCATCTTCCACGCATTACTAAAGTCTCTAGACTCAGCACCGATTTGTTTGGTATTCTCAAGTTGCTTAAGTTCATCTGTGTCCTTCTCAAAATAAATAGCAGGCAGCAGAGATGTAATA